AATATCTACTGAGTCATCTGTTGCCTTGCCATAAACCATTAATGTGCCGTCAGGTTGTTTGTCAGACTTTTCAATACTGAAATACGAGGTGGTTAAATCATTCATTCTTGCTCCTTGACCTTTGTGTGTAACTTTAGCAGTTTTACCCAACAGGAATTGGGAATAGCATAGTGCCTTCGGGGATATCTTCGCTGAAATCAGGAATAACTGGAAGTAAAGCACATCGGCAATTTGGATGGGCTGGGGGTTGGGTATTTCCTGAATTAAAAGTGCCACCAACTGGGACAACTTGCCCTGCATTCATGGCGCATTTTGGACAAGGGTCAGACACTTCCCACTCCATTTGCCCAATTTGCATTTCTTTATAGCGGTTAATTGTGGCAGCCGACATTGCTCTGTTCTGTTCGGTAATGGCAATGGTTAAAGCCCTGGCGGGACTTGCTACATGGTTTTTAATTAATTTGGCTGCTTGATTGGCAGATAAACCTTGCTCCAAGGCGTCAGCAAGAGCCGTACCAATGTCATTAACAGTTGTGTTTGTTATATCTTTTAATATTATTCCAAAAGAAGCCAGGAAGCGTTGGAAGGCTTTGCTTGGTTTTAATAAAAGTGCAGCAGCGTAATCTCCAGGGTTCCAGGTGGACCAGTCAATCAAATCATCGTCTGCGGCTTTGCGTTTTTCATAGGCTTCAGCGATGGCTTCGTTGGCTCCCGCTTCGCCAGTCACCCATCCTTCGGCATAAACTCTTTCCATTACACCCATGAAAGCCATCATATTGACTCGAACATTTAACATCACCCAGGCTCTTGCTCTTGCCCGATCCTGCGCACGATTATCTGAAACATTTGGTTGAGTTAAAAGATAACTTGCATAAATTCTTTTAAAGTCACCTGTTTGTGACAAGGCTGCACGGATTTTGACTGCATTTTTGCCAGCCATGCGCCCATCGGCCTTTAAAGGCCCCCAGGTCATGTTAGATAAGCCTTTGCGAGCGCCCTAGCGCTTTCCAAGTCCCCTTCATAAGCACAACGGTTCAAAGCATCGCCAACAATCGGATCTAAGGCTTTAAATTCAAAGAGTCTTGCTCTTTTACCTTTGTTTGCCCATTTCATAAAGGCTTTAACTTCAGCCTTTGTTTCATTGTCGATCTCTTCCTCGTCCTTTACACCAGGTTCCTCTTTTGGCTTTTGCCCAATTTGAGTAACTGGTTTAATTGGAGTTGCGTTTGGTCCTTCTAAAGCGGGCGCACCAGCAGCAGTTGCTGCGTCAATGATTCCATCAGGGCTGAAAAGATAGGTGGTGCTTCCTGCCTGCAAAATAGGCATATCTGCTTGTGGTGTATCCAAAAGTGGAAGTCCCAACTCAGAGCGCCGTTCGTTTATTGTCTTGCCACCTGATGTGATTTCAATTTGGCTCTTGCGTGCATTGGCTTCATTGTCTAAGCGCTTAGAAGTCATCAATTTAAATTCAAGTTCTCGAGGCATGCCAAGGTATGTGTACGAGATGTTTGTGAGCATTTTGCTTAGCCAGTTAACTAATGGTTGGGTTCCGATAGCCTCGGCGCTTTCAGCCCGCCCTTCCTCGAAACCAGCGCCACCCAGTCCGCCTTTTGGTGAGAAACCAATCTCGGCTGGTTGTACGCCATAGTGACCACATATTGATGTGATCAAATAATCATCAAGTGTGTCTTTAAACTTCTCACCATAAGCATCAAATTGAATTGGTGTCATTCCTGCTGGAAGTAATCTTAAACGCTTACGCTGTTGGGTCTGTCCTGCTAAGTCATCGTTGAATATGTTCTCATAAGCACGCAACAAGTCAGGGTTTGTTCCCCAATTTTCATCGGTTGTAAACATCAACTCAGGCATAACACCATCGGTGTATTCGGCTCTGATCCATTGTTGTCTGCGTAGATAAATATCAGCCAAAGGAAGCGCTCGCTCTGTTGGGCTAAAGCCATATGCAGAGGTTGTGCGGCGGTTGCGAATCATGTACTGCAGGTCATCTGATGTGAATTCGCCATCGGCGGTTGGGTCATCATCATTTGCGGTGAACTCAGCACGAGGAAAGCCATAAAGGATTTGTTGGAAGGCTGCATTAGGAGGCATGGGCCGCATCCCACGGTCATCTAAGAGTGGTTTGATAGTCGCCCCATCCAAGATTTGCAGCCCATACAAGTCTCCACCAACGGAACGCTGTGGCCAAACAGCCCAAGCGTCTACAACTAAGATTTCCTCAAGTGCAACCATCAACCAATCGGCAAAAGTTAAACCATTAGCCCGATCAGGATTTTCCCAAAATTGACGCATGCGGTTAATTTCATCTGTGTATTTTTCACGAGCCTTTGCCATCGCTCTAACATGGTCTCCACCTGAAGTTGCTGCAATCTTTTCAGACGCATCCGTTCCAAGGGTGATGTCCCAATCTAAACCTGTAACTTTGTTTTTAATTACCTCGATGCAACGGCGCAAGATATCAATTTGATCAGCGCTCGCTCGTAATGTTTTAAATGGAACCAGCCGTGTTTCAGTGATGTTGATGTTTTGCGCAACTTGAAATTCATAACGGCGTGGATCAGGGCGCCCATCTTCCCGAACAGGGTTAATAGCGCCAGGTGTGATTGGGCTGCCAGGTCCAAAAGGAACTCCAGCAAGCCAAGGGTTACGAGGTAGCGGCGTTGAGTTACCGTAGTTTTGGGCAAGTTGATTAAGCGCATTTAAACGCATCTGTGTTTCAGTTAAAGTTACCGCTCCTGCGGGCAGGTTTGGTGCTTTTTCAACTTGACCTTGCAGTAGTGCCTTTGCGATACGGTCTCTAAGACCCATGTGTATCTCCTTTTACTGCTTAAGCGTGGACCACAACTCTGTATTGGTTGAGGGTTGGAGCCACGGAGAACAACAGCGTGATTGTGTTCGTTGTTGCGTGATTGACATCGCAAATGACTTCAGCGTAAGAACCGCTGGCCTCATAAACGCTAACAATCACATCTCTTGTTCCGAGGTTGTGTGTAATTGTGTAGGAAGTTGCTGAACCATCGCCAACATTTGTCGAGTATTTGGATACAACAACACTTGAGTCGATTGCTACGGTGTTTGTTAGAACAGATATACCGTTACCAGCACCCACCGCTAGATCAGATGTTAGATTAAGACCTGATGTTGTGGCAAGTTTGATTTCAGCGCCAGTTGAGCCTGTTTGTAAACCGTATCCTGCTCTTGGTTCAAAGGTAAAGTTAGTGCCAGTTAGTAACACACCATTTGAGGCTGTGTAAGTTCCTGCGCCTGAGAACTGGGCAAAAGTTAATGCTGTGGTGTTTAGGGTAATTGGATTATTTGTAGTTAAAACCCAACTTGTGCTTGCTAAAGATGTGCCTTGTTCAACAAATGTAAACATGCCATCTGTAACTTCGGCAGATGTGTTGGCATCTGATGAGCGTGTTAAGACATAAGGTGTTGAGCCATCACCAACAGTAGTTACTACATAAATACCGTTGTATGGTGCGTTACCGCTTGTCTCATTTTTAACTAAAATACGATCTGCAACGCTTGGAGTGACTCCATCGATTGATAAAGCGCCATTAGCATCACCTGTAAGTGTGCCGCCACCTGTTGAAGTGAAAGTAAATGCTGATAAAGCGCCAGTTGTAGCAAGACGGACTGAGGCTTTTACATCTAAACCTTGAGCAACGCCATCAACATAACCTTTGTTTGCGGCGTCTGTATCTGCGCTTGGTGAACCTAGGCCTGTTAATTTAAATCCTGCCATTGCCAAATCTTGTGATGGCGTGAAGGCGTGTGTGTGATCCTCTTTAGAAGGTGTGCTTGCAGAACCTGCAGAACCTGCCGCACCGCTTATTGCATTTGGTGTTGCAGTTCCAAGTGCTGGCGTTCCGTGAGTGTGATCAGAGCGTGCATAATCAGTTGCTGTTCCGTTACCGCTTGATGCACCATAACTTGTTTGCGCAGTTACTGTTCCAAATTGATTAGTTTGCGCCCATGTTGATCCGTTTGAATAATAGAAAAGATA